GCGTCGTAGTCGTCCGGACAAGGCAGCCACTCAACCGTGGCGCCTTGCTCGGCTAAGCGCTGTTTGATACTGGACATGTCTTTTTTGCGCATCCATGACAGGATCGGCGCCGATGACTCGATATGCCAGATGTCGCCACGCTTGACGAACACAGCGCCAGCGGTGTAGCCGCGGCCGGTGACGCGGAGAAGAATGCGCTTGGCTGCAACGTCTGCCATTATTCGAACTCCGTTCGTTCAATTACCAATTCACGAAACTGCGTCAGCTCTTTGCGGAAGAAGAGGCTTACCGTACCGGTGGCGCCGTGTCGATGCTTGGCAACAATCACATCAGCAATGTTGGCGCGGTCGGTATCCTCGATATAGTAATCCTCGCGATAGATGAACATTACCACGTCGCTATTTTGTTCAATGGCGCCGGACTCGCGCAGATCCGACAACATAGGACGCTTATCACTGCGAGACTCAACCGCCCGGCTCAGTTGGCTCAGTGCCAATACCGGTACGTTTAACTCTCTCGCCAACGCCTTCAACGACGCACTGATGGCGCTTACCTCCTGCTCCCGGTTTTCATTTTTTTTGCCTGGTATGCCTGCCATCAATTGCATGTAATCGACGATGATCATGTCAATACCACCCTCGACGGCCATACGTCGGCACTCCGAACGAATGTGCGCAATGCTCACTGCGCCGGTGTCATCGATATACAATGGCAACTGTGACAACTCGTTGGCTGCTTCCATCAGCAGCGCCCAGTCGTTTTCGTGAATGTTTCCTGTTCGCAGTTGGTGGCTATCAATGCCGCTTGACTGTGATAGTAGGCGCTGTACAAATTGTTCGTCGGACATTTCTAGGCTGAAAATGGCAACGCGCTTGTTGTGGCGCTTGGCTGCACTATGCGCCATGGTGAAGGCGAGCGCGGATTTCCCGATCCCTGGACGCGCGGCCAACACAACCAAGTCGCTTTTCTGAAAGCCGCCCAGAATGCGATCAAGCATGGCAAAGCCTGTTGGCACACCCATGAGTTCGCCCGGATTGCTGGCCAGGTAGTTGATTTTGTCCACAACGCGCTTGGTAGCGTCTCGCACTTGGCGTAGCCCTTTGCGAATGGTTGTCTCGCCAGCCGCCAATGCCAGCGCTTGCACCTCGTCCATAATGCCGCCGATCTCCTGCTCATTGTCGTAGGCGAGTTGCGCAATTTTGCCCGCTACCGAAATCAAGTGGCGCCGCCGTGCCATCTCCTGCACAATTTTGGCGTAGTGCTCTGCATAGAAGCTTGTTGGCGATACCGACAGTAGGTTCGTCAGCGCCGCCGGCCCGCCCAAATCGGCAAGCTTGCCCTGGCGCTCAAGTTCCATCTGCAACGTCACGAAGTCTACAGGCTCGTGTCGTGCGTGCAAGTCCAGCATAGACTGAAACACCCAGCCGTAACGCTCCCGGAAAAAGTCGCTTGGCTTGAGGATCGCCGCCACCTTGCCAAGCACGTCGTTGTCGATCAGGATAGAACCAAGTACCGCTTGCTCTGCACTAACGTTGGCCGGTATTTGTGGCTCAGTGCTGAAGTTGGAATTGTTTGACATAATCGTTATATCCCTTTTCTAATTCTGCTTTGGGCACACCTATAAAGGTTGGGTTGTCAGCATTGTAGGTACGAAGTAGCCAACTTTTGTAATTTAACTTGGTAGGCTTTGCCGCGCTTGGCGGCTTGTCTTTTCGTGTGCAAGTGACTTTACCCGAAGCCATCAGGCTTGCATGTTCCTTCAACTGTTCCGACGTAGGCAGGCTGTCGCCGCGCCAATCGTTATCCCGCCATGACTTGAAGATCGCCGCTATGCCATCGGGCGTCCTGAACTGTTCTGATATACCCATAACGAGAAGCGCCAGTTCCTGCGCATAGTTCAGCGTTCGTTCGTCGCCCGCGTCTGCCAATGGCTTTTTGCCGAAACCATCAAGTAGCGCATCGACAAGCAATCGAAATTCGGGCGCATCGACACCAAGCTTTTTGGCTTCTATAACGTATTCGACAACCCGCGTTCGTTGCGAAGTCTTGGCACGTGGATCAGGTAGTCCGGGGAGATAGTCGCCATTCGTTGAAGAGGGAGAGGCAACAGCCCCATTTGACGCTGGTTCGCCCGCGCGCGTACTCTCTCTTTTAGTTATATTTAATTTAGTTAAGTTAAGTTCTATTGTATCTTCACCTAATGATTCACCTGAATATTCACCTGAATCATCGGTGTTTTCTTCGGTGTCTACAGGTGTATTATCGATTCGTGGCGGTGGTGGCGGTGTTCTGTTCCTTGGCAACGGGCGCCCGTCCTGATCGCAGGTATCGTCAATCGGATCGCCATTTACCTTTGTCCAGTTGCAGGTAACAATCACGCCTTTGGTTAATGTGCGTCGAATCTTGTCGCACCATCCGTCCGGTCGTGGATACGGTGAAGGCTGCGCGTATTGCAGGCTTTGGTATTTCCACCAGTTTTTGAGTTGGACGTATTGCCGCCGCTCGGACTCATACAGAATGATCGTGTCATTGTCTGCCATAAGGGTAAGCCATTGCTGTATCTGCGCTGGCGTAACGTCTTCATCGTAGGGAAAAATCTGATTACGTAGATAGACAGGATTCGCTTTCATGCGCCCCTGATCATCTGCGTGGTTGATAATGCCTAACTGCAACAGCCGCGCGCCCATCGGCATTTCGGCAAATCGTTCGTTGGACCAAATCGAATCATCGATCATTCTGCGCGCCATCGTTGTACCTCTTTTGGATCAATAACCATTACACACTCCGCTTTCGGCTAGGCGGCAATGTCGGCTTCTGTATTCAATCGAAAATAGTTTGCTTCTTGGTGTGCGAGTACTTCAGCTTGATATGCTGCGCCAGTGCCAACAAGCGCAGCGCTTCGTCCAAGTCGGCGCCCGAAAACTGTGTCTGCAAGGCAGCCGGTGTCAGTGACGTGATGTCACCTTTGGCGCCGGCCACCTTGCGCAGTTGCTGTCCTATGCGTGTGGACATGCGCAGCGCATAGTAAGCATGTATGCGTGCGTAGGTATGGCGACATGCGTCAGGCTGTGGACGGTTCATGGGCTTCTTTCATGAAGGCGTCTACGCATTCCATGAGCCAGTCCTTGTCAACCCGGTAGGCCAGGTAACGCCCCGCGGCAACGGGGTCGGTTGGCAACTGAAAGTGACGCTTCTGAAAACCAGCTTCCACCGCCGCCGCCGCTGGTTTTATTTCGCCAGATAAAACCTTTGCGTGCAGATCTGGATACTGCTTTGCTAGTCTGCGCATTGTCGCTGCCGTGGAAGTTCCGGTTGGCGATTTTCGCTTCTCCTCAAAACAAATGTTTATATTATTATCATTTGTTTTGAGGGCATTGTGATTGCCCGATGGGGCGCCCGGCTTGCCGCCAACCTCAGATGAAATCAGGCTTACCGCTTCCATGTCTTCGTAGTCTGTACAAATGCGAATCAGCAAATTAACATTGGCCTTTAATCCTTCAGGCGGATCCGCTTCGACAAATTCACGAAAGGACTTGAAGGTGATAACCTGTTTGGTCTGAGTAACAAAACGCTCTCGCCACATCTGTTCTGCGATGACCTTTTTTAGGAGGCTTGGGACGTTGGCGAGGGCATTACCGCTAGACAGTGATCTAGCCAGGGAATTGACGTAGGTATCCCTGAGGCGTAAATTCTCTCCATGTTCCATTGTCGCAAGCCTTTCTCCACGCTATAAGTATTTCAATTCGCTTCTTTAATTGCTCAAGCTCACATGCTTTTATGCTGATGACACCTTGAGACTGATTCAATAGCCGGTTGATGCTTTCGTAGGAGAGTACGCCATTGGTTGCCTCCACGATGGGTCTAAGAAGCTTTTTGGCCACTTCCCTGTATTCATCCTTCTGTTTCTCTAACGGCTTTGCCTGTCTCTTGGTAGTACCGTTGTTGCCGTTCGTCACCGTGTGGTGGCTCACCTTGTCTAACTTGCGCGTTAGTTTGGCCGTATAGATAACGAGTTTGTCCGTTGGCTGTTCGCCCATGTCGATCACGACTCCCCTGGCGGTCGATATTTCGGCGGCGGTAAGAACGTATTCATCAGCGATGACAGCATCTTTAAATCCATTGTTGGAAACGAACTGGATAGATGAGCGGACTGTGTCTTCTGCATCTTCTGGGTAGCGCTTTTTTAGTTCTTCCAGAAGTTCTTCTATTGCGTCAAGGTCGTCAATGACGTGGTGCCTTTCCTTCTTGACGGATTCGGCGTATGTTGTAAGCGGCTCTATTTTGGGTATATACAAGGTGGCGTCCTGTCCCTCGACCCCATCTTTGTCCATACGTAGGATTCGTCCTAGTCCCTGCCGGAAGAACATTTCAGTTTGAACATTGGTGGCCCACACGCCGACTCGCAACCGCTTTATATCAATGCCCTCACTAACCATTTTTACGGCAATGATCCAGGGGGATGTGCTGTTTCTGAATGCGTCAATCTTGGCGCTTGCTTCCGGATCCGGATCGCCATTCTCTAGTTTTGATGCCACAACGACCGGAGTAACGCCAAGCTCGTTTAGTATCCCCGCTATGGCCCAAGCATGAGGTATGCCCTGCGCAAAAACGAGACCACCAGCCCGGGGATCCTCTGTTCGCATCTCCATCAATTTTCGGTTGGCGTCAATAAGCACATTCTTCAGCCAGTCACCTTTTGCATTGACTGCCATGCGCAGTCTTTGCCCGGCCTGCTTACTTGATAATTCAGCGGAAAATGACACTTCAACTAGGCTTCCGTCCTCATCAAACCAGCGTGCATCACCATCGAATGTCTGTATGTAGACAGGCCGAACAACCCCGTCCCGTAACGCCTCGCCATAGCCATACGAAAAGTCAGCCTTGCAGATAAGCCCGTCACCGTCTGGTATGTATGTTATAAAAGGGATTCTATTACGGTCACTTCTGAATGGCGTACCGGTGATGAGAAGCCGACTAACGCAAGATTCAAGAGCGTCTTCCATCGCCACGCCCCAACGGTAGGACTCCGCTACATGGTGGATCTCGTCTACGATTGCCAGTGTTCTTTTGCCTTTGATGAGATTACCTACCGCTTTTCGTCTTCCGTGTCTGGCGGCAATGGTGCCATAGGTTGTCACCATGCCGTGGTAGTCGCTGGCAAACGAATCGTCACCGTCAAATACTGACGCAAGTTCTATACCAAAATGAGTAGACGCTTCATCACGCCACTGCCGGCGTAGTTCATCAGTCGGAACAATAACAATAATGCGATCTATCGCCCCAGAGTTAAATAGTGTATAGGCAACGTAGAGAGCAAAGAATGTCTTCCCTGCCCCCGGGGTAGCATTGATGAGCACGTTGACAGCATCCTCCGCCCTGCGTCTCATATATACGTCAAAAGCATCTGCCTGCCACTCTCTAAGCGGTAGATCCAATTCCTTAAGGGAACTGTATCTGTCCGATTTCAATCTGTTGCATTCACCGCAAAGAACTTGCCCATTTTCCAGCGACGTTTCACCGCCCCTACTAAATGGGACTACATGATCAGCATGAAAAACCCCATGCAATCCCATGTGGCAAATTTGGCACTTCCCATTCGCCTTGTAGTACAAATCCCACCGCTCGTCCTCGGTAAAAAATCTTCTGTCCATAGTCGTCATGCGGTTGCCTTGTCTTTCTCTGGTTGTGGAAACTGAACAGATGCGCGCCGAATGTGCGCATTATCAATAAGCCATCGAATCACATCAGCGCGCGTCGATAAGCCTAGTGCAATCTTTTGCTCGTCCAAGCGCGCTATAAGGGTTGGAGTCATCCGAACTGGGATTGCTGTTATAGAATCGATTTGACTGTTTGTTTCCATTTTCGCGGTACCAGTGCCACCGCGCCCCATGTTGCCGTTCACCAGATCGCAGCCGTTATCAATCATCCTCTTGATCCAAGACTTCTCTTCCTGGAAACAGTCTTCGCTATCTACTTCAGCAAGGATTTTCACTTCAGGTTTAAGAGAAAGAGACTTGAGTGATTCAATCCATTCTCCCTTTCGCCTGGAACCGCCGCTATCGTTCATGTGTTGAAAAAATCTGACATGTGGGTGGTCGGACTTGCCCACATAGCGAATGGCGCCATCGCGTGGATCGATAAGCGCGTAGATATAGGTAGTCGTCATGCTGGCACCTTCTCTTCCGGCTGAATAAAGCGCACGCTGGCAGGCTTTACATAAGCGGTTTTGATAAGGCGCTTAATCACTTGGCTTCGGTTGCTGAAACCCAAGAACGCCTGTAGTTCATCTAGCGCGTCCCATTCATCCTCGGTCAATCGCACCGACAGCGGCGCACGTTCCGTTACCTGCTTTTCGAGTGTCAAATCCATATTGCCTCCTAAAATGTCCTATAAGTTACGATAATACTAAGTATGACACACTTTTAGGCGAAAGTCAAGCATGAATTATCGTCAAAGGATAATTCGCACTTGACAGTTATGGAAATATGTAGTACACTGCAATACATAGTTACTAATTATCTTTTCAGGAACGGAGGCAATCATGAGCGAATATGTTAAATGGGGCGTGGGCTGCCCGGCTTGCGCTTTTACTGGTGATGAATACGCGGGCGGTTGGACTGGCAGGCCATGCCCGCACTGTCTCAGGGATGATCCGGTTGAGCCTGACAGCGACGATGACGACGAGCCAGCGCCACCTTGCACGAAGTGCGGGAAGATTATCGAAGGATGGGCGCATCGTGACGGCGAGGGTAATTGGTACTGTGACGAATGCTGCAACATAGCGAACTGGAACGAGCTAGTTGACGGAAAGATTCCATTCTAGGAAAAGTAACAATGAACAAACGTTACGACTTTTTCGACGACACCGGCGCTTGGCTGGACTCCTGCGAAGCGAGCCAACTCGCTTGGATGACAGCGCTACTGACAACGCTGTTCGGCGCGGTGACGGTGGTCGAGAGAGACGCGGTAGCGATGATGCCGGCGCTGGCTTTTGGTGAATGGCTGGCGACGGTTTAATTTTTGTTGAATTGAAAGGACACTTTGAAATGACGAACGCAATTGTGAAGGCAGAACCGATGAACCTGGACGACTTACAGCGCACAGCCAAACTGCTGGCGATGTCAGGTTATTTCGAGGCAAAAGGCAACAGTGACACGGCGATTGCGCAGATCGCCACCAAGATTTTGGCGGGCGCCGAGTTGGGCTATGGTCCGTTCGCCGCCGTCAACGGCTTGCATATCATTCAAGGCAAGCCGACGATCAGCGCCAACCTAATGGCGGCAGCGGTGAAGGGACACCCGAACTATGATTACCGGGTGCGACAGTTAGACGATACGGGCGTATCGATTGAGTTTTTCGAGAGTGGCAAAAGCCTGGGTATTTCTACATTCACGATTGAGGATGCGCGCAAGGCGAAGACGCAGAACACCGACAAATTCCCGCGCAACATGCTTTTTGCACGCGCCATGTCCAACGGTGTGCGTTGGTTTTGCCCCGATGTGTTTTCGGGTAACAGCGTCTACACGCCTGAGGAGTTTGACGTTGACGCCAATGCGGAACCTGTGCAAACGCTGCGTGTGGTTGATCCTGCTACTGGCGAAATCACCGAGCAGCGACCGGCGACCAACGGCGACAATCAGCAAGTGGTGGCAGAGTCAGTTCCGGCTATGGTTGCTGGTTGGATGGAAACAGCGGACCCGGCAAGCGCGGCGAAGGCGTGGGCAGTCGAAAGCGGTTCGTGCAATGTGCCGACTCATGCCAAAAATGCTTTGCAAAAAATTGTCACTGAAGAGTTTGCCGGTGTCTTCAAAAAGTCAAACATGGCGCAGGTGCTGACAGCTTTCTACAACGACCGGTTGGAAAAGATACATCAGGCGGTGGAACCCGTCACCGTCGAGTCAGCCGAACCCGTCGCAGCGTAGTGAGTCTATTGGCTACTGGCGTAGCGCAGCCGGCGCGCACATGTGGTCCAGCCGGGGACATGGCAAGTTGCCATTCTCATTGTATGCAAAGTTCCGCTTGCCAGTGGCCAAGTTAATGAGGTGAGATGATGCAAATTGATTTACCGTATCCGCCTTCCTCCAATCGCTGCAATTACGGGGAATCGCCAGCCGTGATACCAGATCAGCCTGGTGTGTACATAATTCTCAATAAAGTTAATCAGCACATCTACGTTGGATCCACGGTTAAACTGCGCCGTCGATGGTATCAACATTCTTGGTCACTCGATAACAACAGCCATCATAACCCCCACTTGCAGAATGCTTGGAATAAGTATGGCAATCATAACTTTTGTTTTATCGCCCTGGAGATAGTTGCCAGCAATGACATGATTTTGCCAACCGAGCAGAGGTGGATAGACGCCATTGATGCTGCCAATCGCACCGATTGCTACAACTTTTGCGCGAAGGCTGGCAGCCACTTGGGGCGCAAGCGTAGTGAAGAGACGCGCCGCCGACTGTCCATTGCTAACATTGGAAAAAAGGCTAGTCCAGAAGCTAGACAAAAGCAGAGATTGGCCAAGCTGGGCAAAAAACAGGATCCGGAAGTTGCCAAGAGGAACGGTGACGCTCGAAGGGGGAAGCCGGTCAATAGGCCGTCAGGAATAATCAATCACAATCTGCGAAAGTTTACGCCGGAACAGGTGCGAGAGATAAGGCGCAAAAAGGCGGAAGGGGTTTCGTACTCGACCCTTTGTGCTGAGTATGGTTCTTCCGTTGGCCCTATCCAACGCATTGTTAACAGAGAGGCTTATAAGGACATCGTATGATAACTATCGAATTACCATACCCGATTTCATCAAATAGATATTGGAGGATGTATCGTGGCCGAATGGTTGTCAGTGAAGAGGCGCAATCCTACAAGAAGTCAGTCGGACTTATCGCCAACGTCGCCGGTCTACATCCGGTAGATGGTGAGCTTTGCGTAACTCTCCACATTCGCCGCCCCGCCAAGCGCCGCGACCTCGACAACCATGTAAAAGTTTTGTTTGACTCACTGCAAGGCTACGCATACAACAATGACAGCCAGATCCGTGAGCTGCATATCACGATGGCCGACGACAAGCGCAACCCCGGTGTTACCGTGAATGTTAGTCAGTTTTGTTCACCGTGAAAAGGTCACTAATCGTTACAGGCATCCCCTCGGACTCAAAGAAAGCGATGATACCAGCGAGGGTTGAATACTTGATAAAGCTTTTTTCGTTTGGCTCATTCAAAAATAGAGACTGGGCCGCCTGTCGTGACATCCCTAACGATGTACCAACATATTGCCAGGAGTAAACTTTTCTATTTTTTTCTTGCAATTTCATCAGGCATTGAAAGAATTTATGTGTAACAGTAATTGACATTGAAAATTAGCGCTTTCTTTTGCAAACCAGTGCTTGACAAACAGTGCTTTACAATGTTATACTACCATTACCGAACGCAAGCAGTCAATAGCAAGTTTTCGGTGTTAGCCGGGGAGCGGCAGTCCGGTCACTGTCGTAACAAGAGCCTGAATCATCTGTGTGGTAGCGGATGAGTTAGGTAGGGTACACAAAAAAACTGAATATCGCCCAACGTCGAACCCATTCATTATTCAAGCGGGCAGTTAACTGGCACTACCACAATGCCAACAAGCGTAACGTGTACCTTGCGCTGTTAACTGCGACCACTTGAGCAATGAATGGGTTTTTGTTTTACCAAAAAGTAAAGCCGGTTGGATGGGCTAACATCCACCGGCTTAGTAGCCACCGAAAGGGTTAAGGCACGATGGCAAGCACTATTGTACTACCGAATGTAGATGAACGCCAAGAGGTATATGAGCAGGTTAGCGAGATGATGCCTGATCATAGCGCCGACTTTATTGCACTGCTCAAGACATTGCCGCTGGATAAGGCCACGTTGCGCCGTCTTGAGAATGTTGTCTGTGATTGGGTGGCAAACCAAGACCACGCCGCTTTTAACATGGGCTACCTGATGGGTATGGCCGCCAATGCGCAGCCGGTTATGGGTCTGAACTGAGGTGCAACGATGAGTAAGTTTATTGACATAACTGGACAAAGATTTGGTCGGCTTCTGGTTCTAGCGGTTGACGGCAAGGATCGGTTTGGTACTTTCAAGTGGCGTTGCGTGTGCGATTGCGGAAAAGAAGCAACAGTTGGTGGTAGCTCTCTGAGAAAAGGCGTTACAAAAAGCTGCGGATGTTTGAACCTGGAAAAAATAAAGGAGGCAAATACCCGCACCAAAACCAAGCACGGAAAACACAATTCACCAACATATATCTCCTGGAAAGCGATGCTTTCCCGCTGCTTGTACCCAAAGAATATTGGGTGGGACGATTATGGTGGCCGCGGTATTTCGGTTTGTGATCGCTGGTTGAGTTTTGATAATTTTTACGCCGATATGGGAGACCGCCCAGCCGGTAAATCTTTAGACCGTATAGACTCTAACGGCAATTACGAGCCTAGCAACTGCCGGTGGGCAACTCGAAGTCAGCAGAACCTCAACCGCCGCACAGTATCGAAGTAAAAAGGAAGCGCCGCCCTGCTGGTACAGGAGCGGCGCAAATGAAGGGTGTAGAAGGGATACAGGGTGATTATACCATGAACATCTTAGGAACACAACTCAGTGTAGAAAACTACAAAGCGCTCAAGCTGGCGATGGCACAGCGCTTGCCTGGCTTGAACGTGCAGACAATCAACGCCGCCGGCAAGTTTGCCGTGAATGGCAACGTAACGCCGGATGACGTGGCAGCTATTAGTGCGCTGTATGACGAGTGCAGCGCCGCCATTGACAGCGGCTTTTCGATGCTAGTTCACCAGGCTGCACAGCGCCGGCGCAGCCAGACGCACAATGCAGCCATGAAGCGCCAGGCGAATAGCCTGCGGTTTGGACGGTGGTGACCATGAAACGACTAATCAAAATTGTGTTCGGCGTATTCAAGTGCCCCAAGTGCGGCGCGTACTATGACCCGACGTACAATCGTAGTTGCCCGGAGTGTGGCCGATGAACACACCAACACTCACCAAGCCACGCATCATCGCCATTGGCCGCTGTGTTGGTGGCAGCGCTTTCAAAGTGACGGCACCGCCGGTAGACTGGCCGACAGATGATGAGATCGCCGACATCATCCGCATTAACAACTATGCCAGCGCTATCAAATCGCTGATGGACCCGGCGGATTATCGACGGTACCGGAAAATGTGCAAGCGAAGCAACGTGTAATTCATTGGCTGGCCTGTTGCGACAGACACCGCCCGGTGTGATGGCGGCAGGCTGGCATCTCCAAAAAGGAGTAGGAAATGTGGAATGATGAAAAAATTTACAATACGGCTCGTGACGTAGCATCTAGGGAATTACGCTTCATTGCCATCAAGGAGGCACTTATCCAGATGCGCAACGAGGATGAAAGAGGATTGGAGAAAGCGCAGCGGCGCATCGTCGAGTTGGAATCCTTCGACGCTGCGTCAAAGGTGACCATCGAAAAGATGGCGCTGCACATCAATGCGCAGGGCACCCGTATCGCTGAACTGGAAGCGCAACTGGCCGCGGCGCTGGACACGATTGAGCGTGCCACCTGGTGCGAGGTGTGCGGCTTACCTGCTGCGCACTGTCGGGAGAATCACTGGTAACCTAACCCCAGGCATAAATGCCGGGGCTTTGTCCCTGGCGCTACGCTGGCAAGAGTGCCTTAAGAAGCAAGCCGTTTCTCTTGTGGTTCCATCGCATCCGGGACATTAGCCATTTTATCCAGGTTATTCGTCGATGTGCCTGGTGGCTTACTGAGCTGGGTTACATGTCGGCGTCACCGACGCAACTTACACACCCTGCGAGACGCGTAAACAGAGTGCGTTCGACGAAACTTTATAGGTGTATTATAGCATATTTTCGAGAATAGTTCAAGGGGAGAGGATCTCCAAGTTGAGTACAACTTGCCTTCTTACATCCCCATAGCTGAAGCAAGGGGTATCCCGAAGGAGTTTTGATGAAACCCGGTGACAAGGTGATTGTGGCACGTCACCAAGCGTTCACCACACAGCGTAAGCCAATGCTTGGCACGTTCGCCGGCAACCTTGGTGAAGGCCGCGTCGCCGTGTGGCTGCCTGGTGAGGACCACGCTTCACACTTCAGCCACACCGAAGTGCGGCCATACACCGAAGCGCTATGGTCAGCTTGGCAGCAGTGGCTGCGCAACGCCAAGGCATTGGAAGAGCAACAGCGGCAACTCTGCGCCGGACGAACGCCGGCGGAGTTGCTGACAGTTGGGATGTGGTGAGGGGGGCTGCTGCTGACAGCGAATCAGCAGCAGCCGACAAAAAAGGGAACGAAAGGAGCATTATTGTACCATGTATCGAAGTCGAGTAACAAAACGTGATGTTGTCTGGTTCATCGCCGCGGTGTCGCTGCTGCTGTCCATCGTGGCGTGGGCAGGCGAGGCGCACGCGCAGGCAATGCCGCCCGCGTGTCCGATAGACGCCAACGGCATTGTACTGTGCTATAGTGTGTGGTTGCCACTGGTACAGATTGGAGAACAACATGCGCAGTCGTGAGGAAATTGAAACTCGTCTCAATTGGCTAGTAGCCTTTTTGGCCTACGCAGATCCGTCCGATGAGTCAGTTATCCGAGCGCACGCGCGCGCGCTCGACATGATTTGGGTGCTGTTTCCAGCGTTGAACCTAGACGAAAGTCTTGTACTGCTAAAAACGATGGTGACAAAGAAGGAAACGCCAAGCCTTTTGGCCTAACCAAACCCACGGTCGCCGCCGCCTGCAACGCTGAGCCAACGCACACGCAGGCTTTTCGACCACAACGCCACCACCGAAGAGCGGGCAGGATGTGGCAAAAGAAAAGGTCGCGAGATGACACACGAACAGGAAGCACTCATAATTTTACGCAATTGCCTAGAAACCGCTCAGGAATGCCAATGCACCGATCCGCCGGAGACGAGGCCGGACGATGATGAGCGAGGAAACGACCCCGACGACCCCGAATGCCATCAGCAGTTTTGTCCTGTCTACCTGCTGGCAGTGGTATTGGCCGGACTGAGTGGAGAGGAATTTCCGGCGTAACCCATGGATATTTTTGTAATCGTGGAAGATGATACGGGTACAATCATGGGCTTTTATGCGCATGGGCATAAATCGCCGGAAGCATTCGTCGCTGCTGTACTCGCAGAGTATGGCGAGACGATTCAGCCGGACAAGGTGCGGCATGTCTGGCTGCGCCAAATTCCCGGCAGGAGCGGTGGTATGCGCATTCGTGAGTATGCTCAGAATGATGGGCGCGGCTCGTTTGCCGCAACGGTGGTTGATTATTGATACGTGACAGAATTAAACCCGCCGCAAGCCCCTGCGGTTTTAACCGTGCGGATAGGCGGGTTTCTCGTTTTGGCTTTAGCCGAATTGTGTTTCGAAATACATATAAGATACGGCGCAATGCAGTATACTATATGTATGAACAAGATTAAATCAACCTTCACTTTATCAATTGAAGCACTCCGATTACTGAGTGAACTGTCCAAGAAAAAAGGTTTGTCAAAGAGTAGCATTTTAGAGTTGGCTATTCGGTTATTAGCCGAACAGGAAAACGTCCAGTGATCCGCACCCATATCGTACCGTGCAAATTGAATAGAGAGACCTGCGATAGTCTCAACTTGGCGAGTGGGCGCATTTACAGCGGAATTGTTTCCCGCCACTGGCGCTTGCTCCGCCAAAAAGATTTGTGGCTGTCGGAGAAGACACTCACTCGCTTGTCTGATATGCGACCGTCTGTTCAAGCTATGGCGATGCACGCCCATTCTATCGACGCTGCACAACAGGGATTTTTCAAGGCGTGCAAAACGACCAGGGCATTGCGCAAAGCTGGCTTTACCGACGCTAACTTCCCCTGGCGCAACAAGAAGTTTCGCACAACCGTTTGGAAGAACACGGCGATCAAGTTCAAGGACGGCATTGTGCGACTGTCGAATGGGGCCCAGAGGCGGGAACCCTCTGGGTGCCGTCAGGCGAGGATAGAAATTGCCTTGCCTGAATCCTTGCATAACGTCTTGCAAGTGCTTGAAGTCCGGCTCGTGTTCGATAAGCAAAGCCGTCGCTATAGTTGGCATATAGTCGTAGAGAACGGCAAGCAATCAAAAGTCGCACCAGGTAACAACGTCGTCAGTGTTGATCCCGGTGAGATCCACCCTGCTGTCATCGGGGATGAGAACAGCGCGACGATCATTGTTTGCCGCGAACGACGCCATGAGCAACAGGGACACGCCAAGCGGTTGGCGAAAATCAGTAAGGCATTGTCCAGAAAGCGCAAGGGTAGCCGTCGCTATAAAAAGCTTATTCGCGCCAAGTCTCGAATGAAAGCCAAGCACGAGCGCGTCACTCGCGACATTGCACACAAGGTCAGCAAAGCTATCGTAGAAGAAGCGGTTGCTAGAGGTGCAAGCACAATTGCCTACGGCGACATTCGCAATATTGCCGATGGGATCGATACGGGCAGCGAACACAATCAGCGCATGTCGCAATGGGCGCATGGTAAAGTGCGCGCCTACGTCGAGTACAAAGCGCAAGCCGAAGGAATCACCGTCGTTTTGCAAAGCGAACGGGACACCAGTAAGACTTGTCCATCTTGCGGAAACAAGCACAAACCACGCGGGCGAACCTACATTTGTCGGCGCTGTGGTTTCAGCGGCCACCGCGATGTTGTTGGACAAATTAACATCCTTTCGGCTTACAAGTTTGGGCAACCTGGTAAACTTCCAGTCCCAACCGAAATCAAGCATCGTATCCCGCACAACTTGCGGGTTATGCGTAGACGGGTAGACACACCCCAGGCTCTAGTCCTGTAGCTCGGCGTAATCCGAGAAGCTGCGGGGCTTTCAGCCCCAGCAGAGTGTCACATATCATAAACTATCGAGAAAGGACAACATGAAACACGCATTTCTCACCGGCTACACCGGCAAGCGCACACGCACCCCGGCGCAGTTGCTGCAACTCGCCACCAACCTGGCTGCTGTGGTGGTGGACAGCCGCTACAATCCAGCATCACGCTGGGCTACACATTGGAACCGAGTACCAATGCAAAATGCGCTTGGTGACCGCTATTTGTGGTTGAAGGACTTTGGCAATTCGGCGTACAAGGAAGGCGCTATCAAGCTGGTCAACCCGCCGCGCGGCTTGGCTTACTTGGATAGCGTCGGCATTACCCGCGCCATCATCCTATGCGCTTGTGCGGACGGTGCCACTTGTCACCGCACGCAGGTAGGGTGGTATCTAGCGGCCAACGGCTGGACGGTTCGTGAAGTGACGAAAGAGGAATGGGAGGAAGCAAGATGACACTAAACGATTATCAAGAGGCGGCGCATGGCACGAGCCGCAATATTAGGATCGGCAATGATACATTGCTGTATCCCGTATTGGGGTTGGCCGGTGAAGTGGGCGAACTCGTCAACAAGGTCAAAAAAATCTACCGCGATAACGCCGGTGTGCTGAGTAATACCCGGCGTGTTGAGATAGCCGACGAATTATCAGACTGCCTCTGGTACGTGGCCGAACTCGCCACGCAGTTGAATTTTTACCTAGACGAGATCGCCGCCGCTAACCTACACAAACTTGCCGACCGCGCCAATCGTGGCGTCATTAGCGGAGGCGGTGATAATCGATGACTACATCCGCCCACAGCAAGCGCCGCGTCTACGCTGGCGCCACTCACGCACCGAACACCGAACGCCAAGAGCCGTCAAGCCGGTTTTGCTACCGCGACCTGCACCCGGAGATGTACCGGGACAAGCCAGCTCCTGCAAAGCGTGTGTCGTACATCGAACCAGTCCGACAATGGATCATCGACAATGGCCCGGCGACGGTACGTGAAATAGCGTCAGGGATCGGCGCCAGTGAAAGCGCCGTCGGCAACATTCTCAGCAAAGGTCTGCCTGGTATTGCCGTTGTTGGAACGCACCTGCCGGAAAAAGGAGCGCCGAGCAAAAAGTGGGGGATGCAGTATGAGGAAATGTGATTGCGGACACAAGGAGAAAACGATAGCAGCGATGAACAAACATCGTCGTGACTGCGATGCGTTTTGGCAATCCGTCTACGCAGAAATGAGACGGATTGCCATGCTGCTGTACCAGAAGCCAGCGCCAGTATCGTGCAAGGAATGGACGGATTATCGTCATCCTCATTTTCCCGGCACGACGGCAATGACCACCGGCATGGGCAAAGCCTGGGCGGAAATCCAACTGGCAGCCGGCATGGGCATGGGGCAGCATGGGCAAGCTAGCACAAAAATAAAAGGCCAACCGGCGCTAGCGCCCCTAGCGCCGAAAAAGCGTAGCGACAATCGACTCGACATGGTAGCACTGCAAATGGACATAGAAATTATGCCGCCAGAGGAATATGCAGCAATGATTTCTACCGAAGGGCTAACAATCTGCGAACGGTCGTACCGCGAGACCGGGCGTATGTGGGTGCGGTGAGGAGGTGACGCATGGAATGCAAAAAGTGTGGAAGCGATAAAAAAATAAAGGCAATGGGATTGTGCCGCAAATGTTATATGGACGATTTGGATCTGAGGAAAAATAATTCAAAACATGCTTGCACATATTGCGGTAATAAGCCGGTAAAAGCGAAAGGGCTTTGCAGCGCGTGCTACGACTACCAAAGAAAGAACGGAACACCACAGAGGCGGAAAAGGGAAGTGGTGCGTTGCACATATTGCGGGGAAAAACCGTATTATGCAAAGGGACTTTGCAGAGCATGTTATTACCAGATTAAGCGACATGGCACGCTGAATAGGAGGCTCTGTGTTCGCAAGAAGAGTGAAATGAGGTGACGCATGAGCGTAGTGTGTGGCAAAATTTGTTATGCCACGAGACAGGAGGCGCGTGTCGCCCTGGCCGCCATCCGCCGAAGAAGAAGACGCAGTCCAGAGAACAAATACTACTGGTGCGAGCGGTGCCAGGCATACCACACGACCAGCAGTAGGATGAAGGAGCGGTAAACACAGAAAGGCGGCCGGGGTTGAGCGTGCGGCCGCATTTCGAGATATGGAGTATCTGGTGCCGCAACATGCGGCCCCCACATTCTACCACGCCGCCGCCCCGATTGTCAACGCCCCGCCTACCGCTTATCGGTAAGGTTCGCCGTAAGGTGAGACGGTAAAAATCGGTAAAACTCGTTGAAAATTGATAGAATCGCCTATTGACACGTTATATAACGTGTGTTATACTGTAGGCAGGGAAGTGAAAAACGAGATAAGCGAAAGGGAAACAAAAAAATGATTACGATTAAGCGCTATGATAACACCGGTTTGATTGACGTGAGTGTTGAGCGGTACGGTTATCGCCACATCTACCGAAACGTAACGGTTGCCAGCATGAATCGGCTGATGAAACAAGGTGAAAGCAAAACACGACGCAACACGACTAACGCCGTTACCACAATCAAACTATAGCATCGCAGCCGGTAGCCCCGGCGCCTTAATCCAGCCAAAGCGGGTGACAAGCCCCGGAAAATGGAGAGTCAAGGTAAGCAAGTCACGAGTCACACGAAGGAGTCACAGATGTATACGATTTGGAACGATAGACTAGGCGATTACCATCTTGACAGTCAGGCCAATGTGCGGAAGATCAAAGTTTTTGAGTCTCTTGAGCAAGCTCTGACAAAAATGGAAGAGCTTGGATGGTTGAACGAGCGGCATCACCGCGTTCGAGTTTGCAATGTTCACGGCATGGATATTCATGTATTCGACCCAGAGTAACTCATCGCAGCCGGTAGCCCCGGCGCCTTTATCCCTACATCCCGGCGTGACAAGTGCCGGTATCGAAACGGAGAGTCAAAGGCAACGTGAATGAGAATGAAAGGAACGAAACATGACTAAGCGAGAAGCACAAAAAGCATTGCGCATGGCTAAAAAGAGCGGATATGTTGCGTATCACTCTGGCATTGTTGTCATGGAAGAAAACAACAAGCGATACTATGGTATTAATATTGATGGCGACGGACGGGACGGGCGTCTGTTTGGATGCCCAGAGATTATTTGGAACTTTGAATACGTGCAAGAAAGATTCTCTACAACGTGACCCCCATCGCCTACACCGGCTTTCACCCAACCACGCACTACTACGGTCTTGCGTGGTTGGGTGGCCGCAACCTTGCTCTAATCGGCGTTGAACTAGCGCCAGATGCGTTTGGACTCGTAATTTTTGGACTGTGGATAGGAGTTACAAAGGATGTTTAAGACAGAACGTGAGATGTCACCGGAAGATCGCCGGCAAGCGGCGAAAGATCGCCAAGCGCGCCGGCAGAAGCCGCTCGAAGCAATGGCCCGGCTTGCCGGGTGGAATAACTGGTCACAGTTTGTTACAGCGTTAAAAAATGGCGAAGTGGAATTCCCACGTAAGCCGCAACAACAGTAGCACCCACGCCGCCCACATCGTAGAAAGGAATTAATCATGGAAGTTTATGAGGTAATCAAGGAGTTGCCATGTCCGCCTGAAAAAATAGCGGACACTGTGTTAATGAAGCGGTTCAATGCGTTGCGAAAGGTTAAATTTTATCTGCGAAAATTCCCGTTTGAAGCGCGCTTCCAGTATGTGGTCGTCAAGTACGTCGTGTGCGAAACAGGCGATTGGGAATATGTAGAATCGGTAAGGGCAGACGAAATTGAGGTGTGAGGATCTCCAAGTTGTACTCAACTTGCCTTTACATGGATATGGTAATCAGTAAGCACCCACGCCGTCTACATTGCAGAAAGGAGGTGCATTCAAGAAAGGTAGAGTGTAAAATGTTTATCGCTATCAACTATCGTTTTCCCGCCACAGTCGCCGTGCTTGCCAAAGCGCTGCCGCTGGCCGCCGGTCTGTTGTTATCCGTGATCGTCGCCAACCTCGTCGCCCCAATCCTGCTGGCGTTCGTTGCTGCACTCTGTACTACAGTGTTCGCCGTCGTCACAACCGTGGCCGCCATGATTGCCCATGCTGTTGCCTACGCAGCTACAATGGCGCTGTATGCCGCGGTGCTGGCCGTGGCGGTGAAACTGGTCACGCTACACCGTCTCGTTGATTGGCGGTTCGTGTGGGCGCTGGGCAAAGGCGTGGCGCTGTTCAGCGTGTTGGTGGCGTGCGTCGTGTTAGCGCCCGTTGCACTGGCCATGATTGCGCCGGCTGCGTGGGGCGTGGTCGGTGTGGTGGCTGCTGGTGTTGGTGCGTTGAAAGTTATATAGGAGAAAACATGTGGAAAAACGCTAGCGAAGAATTGCCGCCGTCGAATGAACTCGTCTTGCTTCAACTCGTTGGTGACGAGTATACAACTGGTTGGTACTCGTCGTTCTCCAACAATGGAAACGGCGCATGGATGGGAATGGCGCTCAATCAATCGCCGCCACAGTTTCGGATTGCGGATGGCGCCGTTGAGAAGTGGTGCGAAATCGTGCGGCCATACGATGCGCCAGACGGAGAGAAGCGCGCCATGCTGCGCGCCTTTTGGGCCATCCTGGAAGGCGCCTTGAAGCACAACGACGGCGCGCCGCTGTGGGCGAACAGCACCACGACGGCGTTTGAAGCGCTTGCCGAATTGGCGCACGACTACGCGCCCGATGTGGCGCGAGAGTTCCAGGAGCGACTAGAGCAAGGGAATGATATGTCAGCAGCACCAAAAGAGGTAGTCGCAGTGTATGTTCTACGACTGCAACACACATACGATAATTTGGAGTTAGCCACCCTGGGCAACTTCGTCAGCGGCTTTGGACGTGTCACCATTGGTACGAAGGCTTATGAAAAAGCGCTTGATCTGGACCTGGTAAAAGAGGATGGGACACCGCGCCCTGGGGTTCAGCAAGCACTCATTTACGAATACGAACGACGCGTTGCCGCCGGCGCACTGAAGCACAATAACGGCGCGCCGGCGTTTGAGGCGCTTGCCGAATTGGCGCACGACTACGCGCCCGATGTAGCGCGAGAGTTCCAGGAGCGGTTGGAAGGCTGAGTAAAAATTTGCTAATCGAGTATATAACCTGGTGCGCCGAAAATGACGACCTTCAGGCGCATTGGCTGCGCACCTGGACAGATGCTGGCGGCAAATTGCGCGGCAATGTGACTGCCGGTGACCGCATTATCATGTGGCCGTATCCAGGTCACATGGATTTCGGCATACGCTTCGGCGTAGTGGCAAGCGTGCTTACAGTAATCGGTGTATCCGTAGGAAAAGGCACATACTTCCAATATGAGGTCGACGGCAACATTGGCGGACACTATTGGATACGTGAGCAGGATGGTGTTCACAATCTTGCCGTTTTCAAGTGGGTTCCACATATCGACCAACTGCTGACCGCCGGTTTTGTCAGTGACGCGGCGAACTGGTGGGACGCGCTGTGGAACGATACACTGTATAGGTAAGTAGTAGCGCCACGGTGCAAATCGTGGCGTTACTCTTCACAGCGGCTGATGAAGATTGCCCAATACCACCGAAATTCCCCCGGACCCTCGCACACGGCCACCCCGATTTTGTCCTGCCGCCGGTAGAAATCCAGTTCGCCAAACAGGTGGACGCGGTGCGACGCACTGGCCGCCAACGCCGCAAACATTACCGCAGGATCGGCGGAACCAGCAACCAGCGATTCGACCTGATTGCCGTCTATAGCGTAATCCGGTGGCAGCACGCAACCGGCGCGCCTCGCGTACGCGTTCGGTCGAATGCCATCTCTGTCGCGGTGGCTCCACGGATCTCCAAGCACCGCCAATCCATGTGCCCGCCACGCGGCTGCCTGCTCCAGGCACGCGCACACTTCCAGCCGTCCGCGCTGTTGCCGCTGGTCAGCCGTCAGCAGCCGGTAAAACGCCGTCACCGGATTGATGGCCACGACTGGCGGCGGCCCGCCCACAATCGGCAGGTATACGTCGCGGCTGCCCGGTGGTAGGTCGGGCGGTTCGGCCAGCGCAATGGCGGTCATACTTGAATAGCTCCGTAAGGTCGGACAACGATTTTAGGCGAAATTGATTTGAAATTCGCCATATTGCCTATTGACAACAACCTAGCGTTGGGTTATAATGTTGGTAGGCAGTTAAACAAAACAGTAGGTAGAAGGAGATACACACATGAAAAACTTGATTATCACCACCGAAATGCAAAAGTTTCAAGATGAGGCTCGCTCCAACTGGAAGCGAAACCTTCTCAATTTGGACGCAGTTATGATTGGTTGGAAGCTGGACGCCGGTCGTGTATTGCACTCGGAGCAGGCGACCGTAACCCTGCTCGACAAACCGGCGCCACACATAACTAAAGTCGTTAAAATCAACATGAATGGCAAAGACGTTGAAACTTCCATCGACACCATTGCCCGTTTGATTCTTTCTAATAAGGTCACCGTTTATTACTCCAAGTAAGGATAAAAATGCACATCATTGTTATGCACGAAGGTCAGGAGGTTGGACGAGTATTCACCAACCGAATGCTGACCACCGATGAAACCCTGCGCCTAGCGGGGATCGATGTTGACGAGATGGATGGCGGCGATCCAAAATGGGACTATGGAAAATTTGAATTTGAGTCACTCTCTGATCTAGAGTATGCCGCCCGCCTACTCGGCTCCACCAAAAGCGCAGCCAAAAGCGCAGCCGCCCGCCTCAACGGGAAAAAAGGCGGACGCCCCCGCAAAAGCGAATAGAAGGAAACCCGCCCATTGTGGCGGGTTTCCTTTTGCCTACCGCAGCCACCCCAACACAGCAGCCATCACGAACCACACAAGCAACACCGCCGCGAAGTGATACCAGCGGATACTATCCCTCATTATCGGCCTTACCAATGAACGGTGTCGCCTTTGCCGGTGGCTGTTCCTGCGCCGCCATCTGTTGCAGTTGCTTGGCCAGTGTCAAGGCGCCAAACAATTGCTGCTCGGTGCGTTCCAAGTTGCCCAACTGCACACGTAAATCATTCGCCTGCGCGCTGATGTTGCGCAGGCGCGCTTCATAATCCTTGATAATTTGTTCGTAATTCATGGGTTGACTGGTGACCTTTGCACATTTTCCGGTTGACGTGATAGTAACTGACGCGGCGTTTCCGTGACCTGCGCGCTGATCGGCGTTGTTAGCCAAGTGCGGAAACTGACAATCATTGCTAGGTATTTGATGATAGAGCGCTTTTTGACGATGCCGCTTTCTTCCAGCGGTGATTCCGCATCGGCAGCAGCCAGCAAGGCAGCAATGTTGGCGTCGTCGTAAAAGCGCTGTAGGTTCTCTATGGCGCCCACGATAGCCTGCAATATGACCAGCAACGTAAATAGGCGATTCTCCAGCCGCACGGTGCTGCTCAGTAGCGGGTCGTTGCTCCTGCTGGTATAGCCAACGATGCGGTTTAGCAATTCTCGGTCAAACATGGTGCTCCTTTCGGCAAGCTCAAGGCAAGCCTCAATTCCTCGATCTGTCGTTGCTGTTCCTGGATGGCTGCAATCAAGTAGCCGAACAGATTCCGTTCATTTAGAATCGGCGTTTGGTTGTCGCCAAGGTCATCGGCGAACCAGGCGCCCCCCCTGCGGTCTTCCTCGGTAATCACCAGCCCATAATATGTGGTGGCGGCGTGGCCTTTGAATCGATAACTGTAGAGATCCGCAGCTAGCACCGCATCCAGCGCCGCCCGCGTATCTGACCACGGCACGATTGCCTCTTTGTAGCCTACCCAACTGCTCTGGGAGCCAACAACGGTGCCCGCGGTATCGGACCCATGCGCCGGCACTGCCGTGTGGATGCGCAGAATGCCGCTATCGTCTGGATAGACAAAGTAGCTCGTGCCGCCTCTATCCTCCATTTGCAGAAAGCCGGCAGCGGGCGTGCTAGCGTTGCTGTTGCGCCCGATCACAATACGGGAGCCGCCGCCGGTACCATTGTCGAAGTTGAGTAGATAGTACCGGTTGTCATTGCTGGCCACATACGCCTGTTGCCGCTGCGCTGTGTTGTAGTCGATTTGTAATGCCGTGACGATGGTGCCGCTTGGCATACTGAGCAGCGCCGCGGTGGCACTGGTGCTGACAGGCGCAAACGTGCCGGTGCCTGTGGTGTTAATGCTGGCGATGTCCAGAATGTCATTGCCGTTCAGGTCCAGATTACCGGTAAGGCTGATGGTAGTGCCAACTAGCCTAACAATACTCGTTGACACTCCAAGATCGACTTCGTTCGCGCTAATTCTGACGTAGCTGTTACCGACGTTCGGCGCCAGCATGGTGATCTGCGAAACTAGTGTTTGAGCGTTGTTATAGGCAGTAATATCAATAAAACCCGCCTTGTTGGAGGCGGCGCCAGAGGCGATAGACTCCAGATATAGCCCCGTAGCGTCACTCTCATCGTGTGCGTGGATACGCACACCAGCTGTGCCAGTATTGAGCGTTGAACGCCATGAAATAGCCGCAATCTCATCATAGACAGATGGCATATACATATCGATACCATAGCTGGTATTGATACGCATCCGCTCCGTGCCACCGCTGTACATGCTAATCGGGATATTGTTGAACTGTGCTGTGTTGCTACTCAGGCGCAAATAGTTGTCAGCAGTCGTGACCCCACTGCCCGCGTAAAATCCATATTCATTTGCTACCCCAAACAGTCCTCTCAGATGGCCCGTCTGTGTTCTGACCACAGCGCCGGTTGCCGGGTGCGTTGTCCACGAGGCGATGCGGGCATAGGGTGAGTTGGAGCCATACAGCCCATCCACCGTGGTCACCTCGTGCCAACCGTTGCCCGATACGCCATAATCCAGCACAATCGCATCTGGTGCAATCACGGTGCCCGGTGCCATCAGCCCCGATGTGGTATCAAGTCCGCCTGAAGAGTAGGTAGGGATCAGGTCGAGCGTAACGCAGACATAGGCCGCATTACTGGCAAGCGTTGCCGCTACATCGCCATAATCACCAGGCATATCGAGCAGATCAAATGCGGAAAATGCACCAACGCCGGTAGCACCAAAGTCGGCAATCTCGCTCATGCCGTCCGGTGCAACGCCGCGTATATTGCCAGCGATGCCACCATAGAACAGATAGTAATCGGACGTACTCAGCGATAAATTAGACAAGCCAACCATGCTGTTGGTTGGTGTGGACTGCGTGTTTACCTGACTGCTGTAGATGCTCACCACATTGCGCAGACAAACCAACGAGACAGCCACTGCAACAGATGAGCTAAAACTAAACGTGTAGCTGGATGGCTCACTGCCCCCGGCCACCTTTGTGTAGATGGCCATCTTGACGCCGGTCGCTGTGCCACTGTTGCGCAGTGACCAGCCGGACGGTGGCGTAATCGTGACAGATGTATTGTTGATGACAACCTGCGCAATCATCAGATGACCGGATGCCGTGCCACTGACCTTGCTGACACTGCGCGAGGTAGCGCCGGATGAGTTCGCCGTCTGCACCGTCCCCACCTGGCTGATGGTAGCGACAGAGGCCGTTCCCGACCGTGTGAATGACCAGCGCTGCACTTTGTCAGCTTGGTCAGTGTAACTGCTGACCGTTCCCCAGCAGTCGGTTATGGACAGGCTGCCGGCTGCCCGGTCAAACTCTCGGAGCCTGACAAAATCACCACTCTCGAAAATCGCCATATCCTCAGCCGATGGCAGATCGTCCACATAGAGCGGTAGCGACGCACCAGGATACGGAACAACGAAGCTTTGCGCAACGGTGGTCACGCTTTTGGTGATAATCTGCGAACCGGCCAGCGCTTGTTCCAGGTCGGCAATAAACGCTTTAGCATGTAGCTGATCCGTGTAGATGTAGCGCGTATCCAGTTCGCCATTGTAGGTCATGCGCCAACCAACCAACTGGCTAGTAAAATCATCGGATTGCAGCATCACCGATGGCTGTACCAGCACCGCGCCGCCAACAGCCGATAGGAACAGATTGCCGCTTGGCGTGCTGATTGATGGTGTCAATACTGATGTTGACGCATTGACCGTGCCCGTTACAGCCACTGTGCCGCCCACGGGCGCCAGCGCCAGGTTGCCGCTCGCTGTGTCAATCAGTGGTGTACGCAGTTTGGTCGTCGCCGTGAATTGTACGCCCGTCGTGATGCCGGTAAACGGCGAAAGCGCCAGATCGCCGCTAGCTGTGTCAATCAGTGGTGTACGCAGTTTGGTCGTCGCCGTGAATTGTACGCCCGTCGTGATGCCGGTAAACGGCGAAAGCGCCAGATCGCCGCTGGCCGTATCAATCGTCGGTGTGGTCACCTGGGTTGTGGCCGTAAACTGCGGCAGTGTCAGCAGCCCTGCCGCTGATGATTTTAGCAACGAGGCAGCCGCGCCCGGCGCGTCACTTGCTGTGATGGCGTGCGTATGGCTGCCGGTTGCCACGTTGGTACTGTCATGCGCCAACGTCCCCGGTGCTGTCAATGCCAACGTCAGCGTGGAGTTCGATCCGCCATCTGTCAAGGCGAACGCACTCGACACTGCTAGCGTCCGCTCGTTGGTTAGCGCCGTATCTGCCGCTACTGTGAGGTAAGGCGCGCCGTAGAGTGATGTTAGGTCAACCGTGGTGCCGCCGGTTGTCGTGCTACCACCGCCGCCACTGGACACCACCACACTGCCGCCGGTCTTGGCCGCATACTGCGCAGCCGCTGGCCGCCCGACGTTGACGACCTGTGTCACGCCGCCGATGGTGCCGTCGAAAATTTGGCCAGCGATGAACAGCTTGCCTGTACCCACAGCGCCCGCGGTTGGCGATGCCACCGCCGGCTCGAAGTCGGTGGCTAGCTTTGCTTTAATCCGTTTTATGTTGCGCTTAAAATTCGCTGATGGCATCAAAAATTACTTTCATGCCCATACTGGACAAGCCTAAAGGTTGACGACCAATTCCCATTCGACAGTTTGTGCTCTGCCGACATCACTACATAGAGCCTGTCCATTGCCTGCATATCGTCGGCAAACTGCCACACGACCTGATGAGCCTCACCAGGTCGAAGCGTGTTCACCTCGTCTGCCGCTGTAACCATCGCCTCAAACGGATAGAGGCGCATATAGTACAGGCGTCGCGCAGCGTTGGTAGCTGCCCCGCTGCTGGCATAGAGTGTTTCCGGCTTCTCTAACTTCGTGCCGCGTTCTGGCGATTCCGGCCAGTAAATTTTTCCGCTGGTTGTGCCGTCCGGTGTTTTCCAAGGCAATATCACCTGTGACACTGGATTGACTTTTCGGAATGCCTGCTGCACACTCACGGCGCTGGTGCGATTCCAGGTTGTCGTCACCGTTGGCGTGCCTGTCCAAAAGTTATCGACGGCAATCGTAAATTTACTGTCCGGTTCAACCGTCACGCGACAGCCGGAATACTCGGCCAGATCCGCCACCACTGTCCAAGCGTTATCATCGGCGGTCACCGCCTCCGCAATAGCTGGCGTACCGGTGTGGCTGATGGCACCAGGCCAGATGCCGGCATTTTCCAACACTTGTTGGATTAGGTCACCGGCGCTTGTGTCGGCGGCCAACCACAAATCAGGGTCGTGCAATGACGAATCCACCACGGCGTTGATTTCATTGATGCGCACGCGGGCGGGGTCGGTGGTCATGCTGAATATCTCGTACAGCAGATGACGCACGCGGGCATTGATACCATAAGCCGTATGCGATGGGTCGGTGTTAGTCGTGAGCGTGACAACGCCCGACCAATCCGTCGTGTAATCGTCCTGGTCAGGCGTGCGCACATTTTCCACAATGTTGGAGCGCCACAGGGTAAAATGTTTCGGATAAATGGTGCCGCCGGCCCGTTGCCAGCCAATATTGTCAATCAGAAAGGCGTCGGTGGGTACGCTGCCATCCATGATGAACACTTCGTCGCCAGCATTGTGGATCGCCGCGGTTGTGCCACCCGCCCCGCGTGCGCCACTTGACGCCAGCGTGACATACTCCGGTGTCTTGCTGGCATAACTGATTTGCTCGTCACCCACAAACAGCGTACCGGAAGATGGTAGCCCATCCGTGCTGTATTTTTCGTCAGCGCCATTGATGTACAGCATCCCGCTGTTGCCTGGTACGCTGGCCGTAATATCTTGCGCTAGCGTTAGCCCCATGCCTGGCAGCGTGACCATGACCCACATCGGATCATCGTTGTCAATGTTGTAGCCTGCATGACATACCATTGACGTGTTCCAGTAAGCCGACGCGTCGCCGGTGCTGTGCGTCCAAATGTAGCGCATTGTCTGGCCAGTTGTCGGCGCGGTGACGGTGGTCCCCACCCACGGATTATCTGGCGCATCCTCATGCACGACCGTGCCGTTACCGTCACCCCAGCGCACACGCGACAGCCACAAGTTGGCCTCGCCAACGCGCAACCAGAACTCCCCGCCATCGGTCTGAATGTGGCTAAAAAAGGCGCGATTCTCGTAGATAGCGGCGCTTTCTGCAAGCGGATTCAACCGGCTAAATACATCCTCATCTTCCACCAGAAAAATGGAACCACCCTCTGGCACTTCCCCCGGCCCATTGAAGATCCAAATTTCGCAGCCGGTACCCCCGTTGGCACTGTTCAGCGCGTAGCCAACCGCGTTCATACTGTAGCGCACCCGTAGCTCAATGAAGCGCGCTCCCGAACCGGCGGCTGGTGGCGGGTTGATGTAGATGTGCGCAAAGGCCAGATTGCCGTCATTTTCTGGATCGCCGTTTGGCGCAGGACTCCAGATGTCAGTGCCGGTGAAATGCTCGCTAATGAATAGCGTGCTTAGGTCGTCGTCAATGGTGGCCGCTGCGGACAGGTCCGGTGATGCCTGCGTAAAGTCGCCCGAAGCGCGTTCGTTGTAAGGTAGCACCAACTCCGTCACTGATGACGCGCTGCCAGCGTCGGCCAGGTCGGCCTCACCCACACGTACGCCGCGTGCTTCCACTTCGCCGACAAGCTGCGCAGAGCTGACAATGTTCAGATTCCATTCTGCGTTATTTTCGTAAGCATCACTCATGGTCGGGTTGTCCACAAAGCCAACCAGCGCGATTGTGTAACTACCGCCATCATTGCTGGTCGTGACGATGACAATATGACCGTTGCGTAGAACGTGCTGTGGTGCGCGTACGCCGCTGATCGTGGCGCGCCAAATGACAGTTGCCGCATTCTCGTCAGCCTCTTCGGTGATGGAAAGCTGACCGTCGTTGGTGGTCACCGGATAGAATTGGTAGACGTGTGCCCCGCTGCTGTGAACGCCGTTGTGCTCCCGGTCTGTACTCGACTCACGAGTCACGGTAAGCGTGGTGCCACTCCGCGCGGTAAAGCGCTCGTACTCCCAGGATTCGCCGCTGCCGTTTGGCCCCGCCCACACACCGCCCACCGTGCCGAACCCTGTAGAACTGCCAATCACCAGCGTTGACGCTCCGCTTACCTGGCCGGTTGTGCCTGCCGACGTGTACAGGTCGCCACTGAAAGCGGCGCCATAGTCATGCACCGACCAATCATAATGCAGATGGTAAGGCCCAATATAGACGCGGAAATTGACATCAGATAGAACAGTTGCCGCCATTTAACTCGCCGCTCGTATGATTAAAAAATAAAGCCACCAACTGCCCGCCCCAAGCACCGCCCCCGCCGCTATCCCTATAGCTAGGAAAAAACGTTCTCTGTCACTCATTTGGAATTTCGCTAATTTCGTCAAGGATTACAAATGCTTTGTCAGGATCTACCTTGGCCATTATGATTGCTTTAACCTTTGCGGACACTTCATCCTTGGCGATAAATGCCGGTGATTCAAAATAGACCTCTTCGTCAACAATCACGTAAGCTTTGTATAAATATCGCATTGGTCTTTTTTCCTCAATGTTTACCGAACAAGTTGAGCAGGTGTTACCTGCCATTGCGAGGCTCGATGGATACGTGTATGGTGGACCTACGTACACATAGCCTGTTGCGGTGCTGCCTGTTGAAAGCCTGCCTGTTGTTGTAGTTAATGTATATTCGCTCATCTGATTCTTTTAATCTCCCAGGTAACGCCTTCGACGTATCCGCCCTTAGCCGCGTCCCACGTCGGTTCATAGGCTACAGCGTTGGTGTAAGTGGTCAATACGCCAAGATCATTGTAAAGCTGTGCGGAGGTATACTTGACACTGGCCGCGCTGCCTAATAATGTGCTGCGTATCCATGTAAAATCCGACAATGACATCTGGGGAAACGTCCAGGTTAGCGTGTAGTAGCCGGCCACCACCGCCTCGCCGTCACCGTTGACGCGCAGGCGCTCCCGACCAAACTTGTACTGGCCGCCACCTAATTCGATTGATGTTGGAATCGTTGTGCCGCCTAAGTGCATTGTTTCCGCTCCGCGTCATCCGGCAAGTGCCTGGCTAGCAACTGGCCAAGGATGAACATCTGTACTCTGAATTCTTCGCTATGAAAAAACGCTATAAAGTCGCTCATGGCTGCTCAATTTCTGTGGCAATGTCAGCCACAACTTTCTCAGCGATGGCATTAGTCAGCGCGCCGCCATTCACTTTGGCCAGGATGCCAATCTCCAAATAGCTGTACATTAATTCGCCAATGGCCATCAATTGCGCCTTGAACGCCTCGCTACTGAATGAGGTTACGAACCCAGCCTGAACATAGCCGGCCATTGTGCCGCCGCGCTGCTGTAGGTCCGTGCCGATGGTGCGGATCTCCGTGGTCAACTTCTCCATGAAGCTGGTTGCAAGGCCGGTGTAAGCGTAGCCCTTGAAGCCGCTTTCCACAGACCCCGCGGGCAGGAACCCAACCGCGTAGAACATGTTCTGTGTGCTGGAAAATTGCGATGATAACGAGGAGAGCATGGCGTCGGCTAGTGGTGTCGCTGCCTGTTCGCCGCCCGCCGCAGCGCCGCCCGAACCGCCTTTCAGATGTGCAATAATGCCGGCCATGATAATTTGCGCTACTACCATGCCCTGTGCCGAGAATGCTGGGATGTTGGCGGCAATGCTCGAACTGATGGAAGTCAGCAATGGAATAATAGCCGTCGTGTCGTCGCCCCCTTCTGCGGTGTCCAACGTCAGCCCCACGGTCACCGTCGGTTTGACGAGCGTTGACACCAGTTCCTTGAACAGCGTGATTTCTTCCACAGTCACGCCCAGCGCCGGCACAATGCCCGGCTGCGGGATGGTGTCCTGTAGATAAACCGCGAACTCACTCGCTTCTGTGGCGCCAAAGGACAAGTGCGGTGTAATCGACGGCTTGACGAGTGTAGTCACCGTTTCCCGAAATAGCGTAATCTCTTCGATTGTCAGCGCTAATTGCACAGCAACGGACGGCGTGAGTTTGTCGATTTCCGTTTGCATGGCCACGGCGTCAATCGTCGGTGTCAGCGCCATCGGCATCGGTGCGGCGGCTGTGCCTTGTCCTGATGCGGCAAGGAACGGCGTTAACGCTTGTGCGCTGGCATCGGCGGTAATCGTGATCTGCGGATTGGGCATTGGCCCCATTGCGCCTGTTTTGCCCTTGGCGGTGCCGAACAGGTTCGCAGGATCGAAGAATAGCGACGGCGCGTTGGCAATTTTTTCTTTGATCACCTCGCCGCTGGTATTGACATACTCGTCAAGCCCGGTTTGCAAGCCTTCTGTCAGCGGGTCAATGTCTACCAGTTGAGGCGGTTTGACAGCGATAGAAGCACCGCCGCCGCCGCCGCCCGTGGCCGCCGCAGTAGCGTCTTCGATAACCACGCCGAAGTACTCGTAGACGTTTTTCCGGCCTTCTTCGCTCTTTTTCTGCAATTCCTGGGCGTACTTTACGGCTTCCTCATTGATAAAAATGGGGATATTTTCGATAGCGGAAAATAAAGAACTGTCATTGATGGATCGCTCAAGCAAGGCAAGCGTAGCCTCGTCTGTTGCGCCCACTTCAAGCCCCGCACGCGCTAGACCCGCACGCGCTTCCTCGATTGACACATCGGCCCAGTCTTTGCCGTTCTTTACCTCATCACGTAGGCGCCGTAAATATTCATCGGCTTTTTCTTGATAGACACCAAGCTTAGTGTCTATCATATCCTGTTCGGTTACCTGTGTTGTGCTAAACAGTCCCGGCACTTTATCAAGCGCCGCCTTTAACTCCTGGCTGGCTTTTTTGGCACCATCTTCCAACGCCTTGCCGGCGCGCTTGGCTGATTGCTCGCCAGCCCTGGCCATGTCCCGATTGTAGCGCTCCATCTCGCGCCGGTTCTGTTCGCGCCCCGCTGCTGCTTGCTGCGTCTGGATACGGTCGGCGATGCTGCCGCCGGTGCCCTGTCCAGCGGAGAATCCGGGTAGATTCGACATGTCAGACTGTGCCGAATTGAGCGCATAGATCGCACCAGTCGCAATGCCAGCCGCCTCAGCAACGGTTAGCAGGCGCCCCGACAAAATAGACATAATGCCGGCATATTGTCCGCTACTGATTTGTCCATTGTGGAACGCTGCTTCAGCCAGAAACATTTGATTGACAAGTTCAGCGGCGTAGGCGTTGCTTTCCAGGAACTCCGTACCCAGATCGCCAACAATTTGATTTAGCTGTGAACCGGCATCGGCCACGGTGTAGGCGACTGAGGAAAGGTAGGCAAACTGTGCGGCTTGCTCTTCGGTGACGGAACCGCTGTACATCATCTCCGCACTGAGGTTGGCGAGTTCGTTACGCGCCTCCGCAATGCCTGGCAGGAAGTCCACAAAACTGGCGTCGAGACTGGTCAGCGATGCGCCCAGTTGCGAAAAGTCAATGCTGAATGATTCTTTGGCGCGTTCTTCCGCTTCGTCAAATACCGCGGTTAAGCTTTCCACGATACTGGCCACACGAATGGCGATCTCGTTGGTGTCGGAAATTCCAGAATCGGCCAACTCCTGTAGCAATGCCTCTACTTGCGCTTTTTGTTGGCGATAGGTGGCAATCGCTTGCTCTATTCCAATCTCTGGCGCCGCCTTTTGCGCACGCGCTGCCAATGCCTGATTAATCGGCGATTGCTGCTCGAAGATGGAAGAAAGGCGGTCATTTTCCGCTTTTCGTGCAGTGTCGGTAGCGTCTTTTTGCGCAGTCTGATAATTCAACAAGCCTTCGACTAGGCTGTCGATACGTAGTCGGTAATCGGACGCCTTTAGCCCGCCAGACTCCCACAGACTAATGGTTTCCTGAATGCTCTGGAGGTAAGATTTTTGGACATCATCAGCGTCTTTTATTCCCGTTGCCAGGAACTCATACGCCTGATCCTCGTTGCTCAAAAACTTTTGAACGAGCTTATCGTTGTTGGTGTACTGTTCAATTAAGTCAGCCGCTGGATTTGTAACAACGTTAATCGCGACGGTGATCTCTTGTGCGGCGGCGGTTTTTATGTCCGCAATTGCCGTTGAGATTCGTTCCAGCCCAGTGGCGCGCGCCTCTTCCGATTCCAGGATCGGCCCATACTTCGCCAAGAGTGTCGAGACCGCAGCCTCTAAAAATGCCTGACTGTCAGAAAGAGTTTCATTTTCACGGCGCAATTCTGACATCTTGGCGCGCACTTCGCCGACCGACAAACCAAGCTGATCAAGGCGTCGATAGGATGTGTTAGCTGCGGCAAGGCCCAATTCACTAATGGCACTTTGAATATCGTTGATGACTGGCGACACAAACGCCACGGCGCGCGCCGCTTGTGTTAATCGTCCAAAACTCTCGGCGGTGCTGGCCAGTCCTAGCGCTAATGCCTGGTTGCCGATCTGCATAGCCTGAAAGCTGCTGACTGTATTGCCGCTAGCCTGCTGAATCGCATTAAGATTCTTTTGCGCTTGGTTTGCACCGCCCGACAAAATCTCAAATGCTTTTTCAGTACGGATTGACTCCGTACCTAATTTTGCCATTTCCAGAATAGGGCCAGCCAACCCTATCGCCAGCCCACCAGCTACTAAACTCCCCCCTAATAGAGCGGGTGGCAATTTGAAACTGTCGAACAACTGTCCCACAGCATCACCAAATGTTGGCACTTTGATTTGGCTAATTTTTTCGGCGGCATTACGGCTAGCGTTTGCTACCTGATCCATCTCAGCACGCAGTTGGCGCGCATTTTGGACACCGGCCTGTAGCTGGCGCGTGTCCAGTTTGCCAATGCTGATTTGCCGCAACTCTTTCTCAAAAGTGCTGCGGATCTGCCCCGCCTCGCGCTTAGCGGTTGCGGTATCAATAATTATTCTGTATACTAGCTGTCGATCCGGCATTTGCAATCCCGAAAGGTAAAACTATGTACGATCAAATCCTGGTAACGATACTTGTAATCTTTGTCGGTATAGCGGTCTTCCTTGGCATCCTGCTGGCGTCCCGCGGGCTGATCCAGTGGCTTATTGGTACCTCCGACATCATCCGCCTACTGGAAGAACAAAACCGCCTACTCGAAATCATCGCCACCCAGGAAGCCCGCCGCAACGTATCGCGCCCCAACATTGTGCGCAATCCACCGCAGCCCTAGCGCCATTCTCGTTTCTCGATCTCTATCAGCGCATAGTCGATCAAGCGCACCAATCCCGCCGCTTGCTGCTCGCCCAGTTCAAGCACGCTGCGTTTCGGCACGAACACATTACGCGCGCCACCCACATGGCGCATTCCGCCACCCCGCGCCAGTTGTAGCGACGGGATTGACACAACCCCGCCGCGCTCGTGAATCCGAAACGCCAGCCGGCTACCGACATCAAAAATAAGGCTGGACCCGCTGCGTGTGATTTCTTCGATGTGGTTACCGTTGCTGGAGTTGACAAACGATGATTCGTAGTTGCCGCTACGCTTGAGGATTGGCCGGGATCCTGGCCAGTCAAGCAGGCGCCGCGTGGCCACCGTGCGCGGCGCTAGGGGACGCCACGGGTTGCCGGATGCCGCGCCCTCTGTGGAGAAATTCTCCTGAAACGCCTTGGTGACACCGCCGGTGATTTTGCGCTTCTCCGCATTGCCCATGTTGACAAATCGGTCAATCAGGCGTTCCAGGTCGTCAAATTTGTCTTTGGTGGTAAGTGTGAACATTAGCGCCTCCCTCGTGGTTTCGGCGGCTTCGCCTTCTTCACCTTGTCGCGCTCTTCGCTCACATATTGCATAATTAGGCTGAAGTCGGCCCGCAATGTTGCCGGCATTTCCATCACTTCGACGGGTGACAGCCCGCGCTGAGCGCCGCCAAATAAATGCCACACAATGAATACTTCCAAATTCGCAGGGTCGCATAATCCGTCGTGCTCCTGCTCTTTTGCCTTCTTGCGTAGTTCCGCCGGCGTCAAGGGCCGTTTCGGCTTATCGTCGCGTGCTGCCTCTTCGGCCTCGACAATTGCTTTGGCTAACTCGCGGATGGCTTGACGGTCAGCCGCAGCGCTTTTTTTTCCTCATCTCCCGACGGCAAAAACGAAAAGAGGCGCGGCGGGTTGCCGGCCTCGATGACGGCCTCAGACAGCGTGTCTGTCATGCCGGCGGGCACTTCATAGGGAAAGCGCTTGGAGTCGTACCAAGCTTCAGGCAACTTGGTTTCTTCCCATACGTCGCCGGTTTTTACTTCCACCTTTTTGAGTGCGGACAGGATCATGGCGTGGCTGATCAGGATGGACATCAGCGCCATTGCCTCATCATTCTGTGTCCAGCCCTCCCCATACTGCTCATTCATGTCAGCAAACACACGCCCCCGCCGCCGGTTGAATAGACTCAGGTCAAAATTGTTGCAGGTGCCAAACGTCAGCCGATACTCCTGCTCAGCTTCACCGTCACTGACGATCATGCTGACGGTGCTTGTTTGTTGCCAGTTGTTCAAATTCATTAATAACTCGCCACATTATTGATGACGACGATAGTCGATGGCGTAGCCACATTGCCTACAACCATGCCATCAGCGCCGATGGTGATCAATGCGTCACCGCTAGCAGACGGCGCGCCGGCAGGTTTCCACTGCACAGAGGGCGCCACGAACTGAAACTCATACGGCACGATGGCGCCGGAAATATTGGCCGGGGAACGCCATTCGACATCAATGTTACCGGTCACCGGCGCGGTGGCTACCGTGGTGCCGGCATCGGCGCCAAAGTAAAGCGCCTCGTAAACGGAATCACTGACATTGATCTCGTTGAATGACGCCTGAATGCCGATGCTCTGGCGCTGCATATTAACGAGGAGTTGCGTCCACATCGCTTTGTCATCCTCACGCAGTGTATTCGTAAAGGTGAACTCAGCGGCGCGCATGACTTCCACCACGGTATAGCCACCGATGTCAATGTCGGTCCGTGCACCAACCCACGGCACGATCTCATCAGCCTGTTCAGCTACGTAGGTCGGGGAACCGGAAAGCGGTGCAATAGTCAAGAAGCTAATCTCAGCGGTACACATGATCTCTTCGGTACTTACGCTGATGGTCAGCGAAGTGCAGCGCCCGTCTACGCCGCGCATATAATAGGCCGCGTCACTATCGTCGACCTTCCAAATACACGTAGCCCATTTGTGCGCGGCGTCTGTGCCCTGCGTCAATGTGTGTGTGTAGTATGTAGTATTGTCTGCGGTAGCCACGCCGTATCCAGTGGCTTGCAGTACGGGTACGATCCCTTTAGGACGCAACGGAAAAGTAACGCTGGCACGTCCGATGTACCCGGTGATCTGGTCGGTGTTTGCCATTGCCCAACTGGTAGTGCCACCGGCGCTCGGATGCTCCAGCCGCGTGGCGCGATATTGGAACTCAGGCGCTAGGCTGCTGTCGGTTGCAATGAGTTTGTAAAGCGTCGTGGCTGCTGTGCCTTTGGCGGATTGAATGCCGATAGCGAAAAATGAGCCCAGACTATTGGCTTCTGATGTAGCCGACATGTGTTATCCTCCTGCTGTTTTATCAGCAATTAATTGCGCCACCTTGGCATCGGCCACAGCTTTCTGACGTGCCTCGCCGGCTGCCTCGTAGATCATGGCATCGTAGAGCACGAAATACAGGTTTTCTGGTGTATCGGTCAATTCGACGCCGGCATCCTGCAATGCCTCGCCATGCGTCAAAATGATATAATCTAAAATTTCTTCTCTGGTCATTTTCAACCCTTCGCTATTACATCAAAAAGGAAGTGCGCTACACCTAAGCGCTTCAGACTGGCGTTGTCATCGTTGGGGTAGCGAATCACATCAATGTAGCCCTGTGTAATCTTCGCATTCCCGGCAATGATGCCAGCCGATTGCACTGTAAAGGTGTTCGTGCGCAGCACTGCCTCCATGCGTTCGTAAAACTCTTTGACGGCATCGGTCACCGTGTCAACCACCATGGCCGCCTCATAATTGACAACGCCACTCACCAGTCCAGACGCCGCGCATTTGTACGTTCGCGTGTAACGCTTGCTATTCGTGCCACTATGCTCGTTAGCGTCGTAGCTCACTTGGTAGCACGACACCGCCACGGCTGGCAGCGTCCATAGTGGCCATTCAAACATATCAGCCCAGATGCGCTTATTGATGGTCTGCGCCTTAAGTGTCGTGTAGGCGCTGCCCGTCCCCATTGCGGTGCGGAACAGCCCCACCATGTAATCGTCAAGGTCGGTCCAAAAGACAGCCATCAATACACCAATGTGCTAGTTGTCGTGCTAGCGCGCACGCGTCCGAAAAATGCTGGGATCACTGCCGTTGCCGATGCGCTTTCCGTTTCGTAGCTCTCATAATCGGCTTTTTTCTCGGCGGCCATATCCACAAAATATTTACGCTGATCTACGCTCATGCTCTTGGAAACGCTGCCATCGTGTGACGTGCTTACGCTTACTGGTGAGGATGCCAACCGCGCAGCAACCATGCTATAGGCGCGGTAATAGACCCACGCCGCCGCCGCCGCGTTCTGGTTAGCCGTGGCAATGGCGACGTTCGCGCCAACCTGCGTTACCGCTTGCGCCAGCCAGCCCGACAATAGCGTGTTGAAATCGTTGCCGGGAAACAACGATTCTGACAACTCGCCATCAGGCTGCACCAGGTCTGCCGTTATCAGCGTGACGGTCATCAGTCACCACCCTTGGCCTTTTTGGTGGTAGACGCTTCTTCTGGTTTTGGTCCGGTGTTCACTTTGACTAGGCGTCCATCGGTAAGGCGCTTCTGCACCTCGCGGGTAAGGGCCACTTCGCAGGATTGCCCATTACCGGCAATGAACACTTCGCCGGTCGGGTTGTCATCCGAAACGTGGTCGGGGTGCGTCTCCCACAGGACAACCGTGCTGTCCTGTTTGGCCGCCATCACTTTGATTTTATCTGCCATGATATCCCCCTAGACTAAGCGTTCACTACTAAAATTTTGGTGGCCAACTGGTCGAGAATCGCAAAGCCGTTAACCTCTGACATGACGAGGACTTGTGTTTGATTCGTGACAAAGCGCGCTGTCTCGGTAATGTCGGAGCCAATCTCGGTCAGGCGCTCCAAAGCCTTTGACGCGTCGAAGCCAACGATTTTGTTGGCCGGTGCATCGGAAGTCCACCCGTAGCGGGTGCTGTCGGCAAACTGATTGATCGGCACAAACCCAGATCGTAAGCCGGCCATGTTTGCCCCGGCCAGCGGGATGTTAGCGGAACCGACATCAAGTTTGGCAACCTTTAGCGCCATGTCACTGCGCATGAGCGCGGTGCTCAGCATATATGGTTGTTCCCACAACATTTTGTAGGCAAGCCAAGCTGTTACTGTCATGTTGCTGGCGGTCGTGGCGCTGTCTAGCGTGGTCAGGTTGTAGGCAGTCGCTGCGGTGCTGGCGTTGCCGTCACCGTTGACCAATACGTCCAGCGCAGCAGATACCAAATCAACTTCAGATTGAATGGCCATCATCTGGATAAAGCGCGCCAGTTTGTCCACTTTCATGCGCCGCATTTGTTCGTAAGTAGCGCGCAGGCCGCGCCCGTATTTCTTCAGCCGGACCGATGATTCGCTGCCAACGATGTCAGCAATCGGAATATCAGCCGACTCGCCGACGCGGAACTTACGTAACTGCTCAGCGTCATAGACCAACTTATAACTGCGGTAGTTGTCGCCATCGATCGGCGTGGTCATCGCGACCAGTTCGGAAACAGGAATAGGAATGCCCACCTCTCGATCCTGGCGCACCACGTTGGAATCAGTGTAGGGACGTTCCCAGGAACCCACGACACCGGTGTCACTGAGCAAGATGGCGCGCTCTTGTTTCAGCATGTCGCGCTTCTCGGCGTTGCTCATCTTGTACGTGACATGGCGCCAATTGCGGGCGAAGAACTCGGTGAACAAGGCACGCGTGCCGTCGTTTTTCAGGAAGGACGCAGCGTTGCTGGCGAAATAGCCCGCCCGCCAATTGCTCTTGGTGCGGATGCCGGCTTCCATCATGAGGCGCTCAAAGGCGTCGAGCTGGTCGCCAGGCTCGGATGGGCTTAGTTGTTCCAGTACGCCGGACATCGTCGGCGATTCGTCAATGCCGCTTTCCTTCATGCGCAAGGCTTCTTGATTGTAGATGTCCATCGGCTTGCGCTGGAATTGTTCCCAAAGCTCTTTGGTACCTACCGCCTTGATTGAAATATTGTCCATTTTTTAGTCTCCTAGAGCTTCACAACCACGGCGGTGGTTGTGCTTGAATCCACGATAAATCCACGGCTGACCGTGTCCTCTGTGGCCACTACTCGGATGTAGCCCTTTGCCGCTACCAGTAAATCGCCGACGATTTTCAGGCCCGGCGTTAGCGTGGCCGAAGTGCCACCGGGGAGCGTCATAAAGCCGCCGGTCTGCACAACCGCCTTATCGTCGCTCTCCACCTTGATGAGCTTGCCAAGGATAAACTCGCCATCGGCTGCCAGCGCCACCGTGGAGTGCGTGGACAAGGTGACGGCCAGCCCCACGCTTGCACTACCGTTGGCTTCGGTCGCGCTATACGTGATGGTGGAATCATCAATCAAAAATGTTTGCGCCTCGTAGCCGATGCCATCGAAGGCGACTGTGTTTCTCGGATCTGCCATGTCGAAATTCTCCTAGTTGTTTGTCTCGCCGATCTCAATCCAGTTTGTGCCGTCGGATACCAGCGTCACATTGTCGTACTGACCAAGCGCTGCATTGCCGCTCAGTTTTAATGTCCCCGTATCAGTAAGCGTGATTGTGGTGTTGGCCATATTGACGATATAGAGCGCCGTGCCAGCCGCCATTGTAACGATGCTTGATGTGCCAACACCGGTAGATCCGGTGATGGGTACATAGCTGGTGACCGGCGTGATGGTGCTGCCTGCGGTGACCACAATTTCCGAACCCGGCGTAAAGCGCACGAAGCCGCCAAACACCGAATCATCACCGACGGTTAGGTCATCGCTTGCTGTCACATCGGCGGCGCTGATTGCATCGGCAACCGTGGCATCGTCACCGACGACCAGATCCCCGCTCAGCGTGACTGATGTAAAGTTGGTCACCTGTGCCAGTACCGGCAGATTGAGCAATGCAACCAGCAGCGCAGCAGCAATCAGTCCCGAAATAATAGTTTTTCGCATTGTTCCCCCTAGGATTTGTAGGCCGATGCCGGTACGTGTGTTCGCTTTTTCTGCGTGCCAGGCGCTTGGCTGTCGTCAACCGTCTGGCGACCACCCGCAAAGCGGCTGTCACCCACGGCGGACCAATCCGTTTTCATTTGGCGAATCAGGTCAAGCGATGCCGATTTCAGCGCCGCCTCATACGTGGCCCGGTTGAACTTGTC